AGCCATGAGGAGAACTCAAATATGGACGAAAACGTTAAGAATGAGGACATCCTCGCTGCTGTGGAAGATCTAAGTCAGGATCTTTCAAACATTGCCGCAGGAACTGTTCAGGAATCAGATCCTGAAGTATCACAGGATGATACAGATGCTCCAGAAGCTCCAGAGTCCGAAGAAGCACCAGAAGCACCAGAGGTTTCTGAAGAGTCAGAAAAGGTAGTACAAGAAGCTGACAACGGCGCAGCTGTTGCTGTCCAATCAGTATTGAATGAAATGATTGTTCTTGGGTTTATAGCTCAAAGAGCCCATTGGAATGTTAAGGGTAGCGACTTTCAAGAATATCACGCTTTATTCAGTTTGATCTATGAAGACATCTTTGATTCAATTGATTTAGTCGCTGAAGAAATTCGCAAGATGGGTGTTCCAGTTAAGAATTTAACTGAAATGATCATGTCTGCATCCTTTAAGGATGATAACAATTCTTTTGACCCAATGTCTGCAACCAAAGATGTTTTAGAGAAGAACATGAAATTAAATGACGGCATACTTATGGCCTTTACTTCTTGTTCAGAGGCTAATCAGCAGGGAACAGCTGACGTTCTTGCAGCCCGTGACGGCATGCACAAGAAATGGTCTTGGCAGTTAAAGTCTTCCCTCGGTGAAGAGGCTGGCGAACCAGGAGATGAGTCCTGGAGAGAAATAGGATCTAAGGAAATTACAGAATCAGCAGAAGAACTTGTTGAAAAAGTTATAGTTGATTCAGCAGACGCTGTAACGACCGAAGTAAAAGAAGAGAGTGCGGTTTCTGAGACAGACCTCACTGGCGCAAACAAAGCCCCTGAGCAAGATGTCGAAGAGACTAAATTGCACGCTCTCCAAGAAGAAAACAGAAAACTCAAAGAAGCCCTACATCGCACTTTGGCAGAAAGAGTTGTCGACACTAAAATCTCAATAGGTACAGAATCAATTGAAGACAGAGAAGAGTTAATTAAAGATCATACTAGTAGATCAGCAGGTTCACTTGCAGATTCACTCAGAGATCTTGCAAAGCTTCCATCTGTCAAAAAGAGTATTCACGGACTTAGCGAATCGATCCTCGAAAATGACGTTGTCTCTGAAAAAGAAGAAAACGTTTTAGAAGAGGACGAAGATGAAGTAATCGAACAGCCAAAAGCTAAAACAAATACAGTTGAAGAACTGTTTGTAGATGCTCTTATGGGTCGTCGTAAACTTTAATAATATAAATACAAGGAGAATATAAATGAGTTTAGCAAAATTTCGTAAAGTAGGAACAAAGACCGGTTCAGGCCGTTTCTTGGTTTCTAGCGGTATTGCCCCAGCTACTTACATCCTTCCAAGCGTTGCTCTTCCAACCTGGTATACAGACACAGAAGATGATCGTTTTGAAGTTGTAATTCCTAAAGGCACAATCCTTTCAGTAGTTAGCGTAAGTGATGATTCACGTTTCGTTCCTGCTAATGGTAGTGGCTCATCGGTCACCTGGGGTGACACAATTTCAGGTTGGAATCCACTTGCTGGAGCAACTCCAACCGCTGGTGCAAGTGGTGACACTCAGGCAGTTGGTGCCCGTTCAGTCCCAGTAGGCGTTGCACAATATGATCTCTATAGACCTTTCGATAAAGGAACCTCACAAGGTGCAGGATTCATTACCGCTGGCTATGTAGAGTACCCAATGGTAACAAATGTTAATGCGGATCTAGCTGCTGGTTCTTTGGTAGCTGCGGACTTCATGGGTCGTCCAAGACTCTTGTCACAAGCAGATGCAGCAAGTTACCCACACTTGATGGTAGGTAAGGTTATTGAAGTCGAGAAGTTTGCTACAAACTTTGATGACGGACTCCTCTCCTACATGCAATTGCCATCAGATCCAGGTGCATTAAAGACTGTGTTTGAATTAACAAAGTCTGGCACCTACCAGGGTAAACTAGGTATCCGTTCAAACCTAGATGTAACAAATGTCGTTGGCGCATTCCGCGTTAACTTAACATTATAACTATAAAAGAAAGATAAACAGGAGGAATAATCCTAAGATGAGTAAAACAATCCAAGAACTCCTTTCAGGTCTCCCAGCTTGGGAAACCGCATTAGCTGAGGATGGGTACATCGATTCAGATAACAGAGTAACTATTAAGGAAGCTTTTTCGTCACCAGACGCAGCAGCTCTCTTTCCTAAGGTTATCTCTCGTACTCTAAGAGAGGCAGCTGAACCACAGTTGCTTATAACCCCTCTCCTTTCGGTAGTTCGCCTTGGTAAAGGGCGTTCTCTGGAATTTCCAGCAGTTAATGCAATCCAAGCAGCAGAGATTCCTGAAGGTCAGGAATACCCAGAGCAGGCACTAGCCTTTGCAAAGCAGATTGAAGGCAAAGTCTCGAAGAAGGGCGTAAAGCTCTCCTTCACAGAGGAAGTCATTGCTGACTCCCTTTGGGACATTGTCGGACTTCATGTTCGTGCAGCAGGTCGTGCTATGGCTCGCTTGAAGGAACAAATCGCACTTAGTCGTTTCAAGGATGCAGCAACAGTTGTATTCGACAACGAGAGTGAGTCGTATGATGATACAACTGGTAGAGGACTTGACGGCGCAGCTAACAAGACCATTACTTGGGATGACGTAGTTGACATGGCAGCAGTGCTCATGGCAGAAAAGCATATTCCTACCGACTTCATCTTGCACCCACTTATGTGGTCAGTGTTCCTTAAGGATGCAATTTTCCACTACGGTGGTGCTGCATCAGCAGTTAACACAAGCTGGGGATATCGTCCTCAAAACGTAGATAATGCGCTTAACGCAACAGCGCCTATGGGTCTTAATGTATTGGTTTCACCATTCGTTAGCTTTACCGCAAAGACCAGTAGCGTTCCTGCGTTGTCGGATATCTTCCTTATAGACAGAAACGAAATAGGCACACTCCTCGTCAAGGATGACATGAGCACAGATCAGTTCGATGATCCTGCACGTGACATTCGTCAGATGAAGATGAAAGAGCGCTACGATATCGTAATGCTTGGTGACGGTGAAGGAATCACAGTTGCTAAGAACGTTAGACTAGCACGTAACTACGAGATTCTCGTTACAAACGAATCAGCCTAATAAAACCTTAGGGAAGTTATAGTTACGGCTCCCTATAGAGATCGGGGACGGTGGTTTAAAGATCACCGTCCCCTTTCTTTTTATCCAAAACCTGCTTACTATTGAAGTATACGTGTAAGTCTTAGGAGATTAAATTGGCACTCAACCTAATAGATTATGCAACGGTTGGAGCAGATACTGTTGTTATTAAATTTGCTAGAACAGTAAAAATTAGTTCAATTACTAATGCAAACCTGATAGTAGCAACCACATCTGCTACGCCTACTTTTGTTTCTAATCCATTCGAAGATATTAATACAACTACTGATTATAATCAAATATCTAGAGTATTAAGACTAACTTGGAATAAACTATTATCTAACAATGTAGAGTATTTTATTAGATTAAATGGTTTTGTTGATGCAGCAGGACAAATAATCCCAGAAGAAAAAATAAAGTTTACTAAAAACGACGGTGCAACACCAGTCAGTATTACGGAACCTCAAATTCCTATCATCCAAGAATTGTTGATAGAAGATAAATCTATATTAATAGATACATATTTAAGCTATCAAGTAATAGCTAAAAATCCTGAGTTTTATATAAAATCTGTTGATCCAATAAATGGAGATTTTTATATAGACAATAATTACAATGATGGAAGAGTTATAGTAACCTTTAATGAAAGACCAGCTTCCAACTTTTTGGGTAAATCATATTTCAAAGCTCAAAGAAAGAAAATGCAAAGGACTCCTTCAAGATGGGAAAATCTAGAAGCTAGAATATCAATGCATTCCTGGAAGCCAGAAGTATATGTTGATTTCCCTTCTTTAAATGACGCAACACCTGTATATTATACAGATGGATCAGATTATTTTGAATCTAATTATAAATACAGAATTGTGATATCTGAAAATATAGGTATATAAAATGTCTAACTTTGTTTATGGCAAAGCAAAAGAAGCAATGCTAAATGGACAAATCAATGTTATATCTAATAGCCTAAAAGTTTTATTGGTAAGCAGTTCTTATGTCCCTTCCATAAACTCAGATCAATATGTTTCAAACATTAATGTAAATCATATTATAAATAGATCTGGAGTAATACAAAACGTTACAAATACTCTTGGAGTATTAGATGCAAGTGATATAGTCATATCAGAACACGATGGTTCAGCTTTTAATGCAGTAGTGTTATACCAAAATGGAACATCAGATTCAGATTCAAGACTTATTTCATATATAGATACTTCTGCTGGTCTGCCTTTTGCGGGTGTTAATTTCAGCTTACCTGTTACTATAATCTGGAATAATAGTTTTAGTAAAATCATTTCTTTATAGGAAAAATATGGCAACAAATTATCCAAATTCTTTAGATGTTTTAATTAATCCAACAGTCAACGATGCTTTAAATTCAGTAACAGTTCCTCATCATCAACAGCATGCAAACTTAAATGATGCAATGGAAGCAGTCCAAACTATTTTGGGAATTAACCCAGCAGGGTCACATTTAACCATAAAAGACAGAATGCAAGCATCTGAAGCTTTAAACGGCTTAACTGACGTTACTATTACTTCTGTTGAAGCAGGAAATGTTCTAAGACATAACGGCTTAAAATGGGTAAATTACGCTGAAAAAGACGTTACTGATGGAGGGAACTTTTAAAAATGGCAAATACAATTAGGATTAAAAGAAGAACGGGAGCAGGTTTAGCTGGATCTCCTGCCTCTCTTAAGAACGCAGAGTTGGCCTACAATGAGGCTGATGACATACTCTATTATGGTAAAGGTGCTGACGGAAATGGCGACGCAACGACCATCCCAGCTATAGCAGGAGCAGGAGCCTACACCACTCTTGGTACAGCACAAACGATAACTGGAAATAAAACATTTTCTGGCACAGTTTCAGTTGCCGCACCATCATCAAACGCACATGCAGCAACTAAACTTTATGTTGATACTGCAGTTGGCGCAGTTGCAACAACATTTACTGTTGCAGGTGACGGTGGCACGAATCAAACTATAACGACAGGAACAGACACTCTAACAATCTCTGGTGGAGTTGGCCTCACGTCTGCAGGTTCATCCACAGACACTATAACTATCAATCTTGATAACACAGCTGTAACAGCTGGATCTTATGGTTCGGCTAGTGCAATCCCAACATTTACAGTTGACGCTCAGGGTCGCTTAACCGCAGCTGGAACAGCTTCCATATCTACTTCATTCACTGTAGATGCAGACAGTGGTGACAATCTCACCATTTCTGGTGGAGATACATTCGTTATAGTTGGAGGTACAGGCCTAACATCAGTAGCCTCTGCAACTGACACACTTACCTTAAACCTTGATAACACAGCAGTATCAGCTGGTTCATATGGTTCAGCTACAGCTGTTTCAACCTTTACAGTTGATGCACAAGGTCGCTTGACTGCAGCTGGAACCACAACAATTGCTATCCCAGCAAGTGCAGTTACAGACTTCAATGAAGCTGCACAAGATGCAGTTGGAAATGCAGTTGGAACAGGCCTTACCTACACAGACTCAACAGGTGCAATTTCAGTAACCGCAAATACTTATGATGCGTATGGTTCAGCATCAACAGTTGCTGGCAACTTAACAACCCACACAAGCGCAACAGAAGCCCATGGTGCAACAGGTGCAGTGGTTGGAACCACTAATACTCAGACCCTTACAAACAAGACACTTACTAGCCCAGTAATAACTGGAGCAGTATTTAATGATGGTTCAATAGTCTTTGAAGGTGCAACCGCAAATGACTTTGAAACAACTCTTGCAATCACTGATCCAACCGCAGACCGCACAATTACATTTCCAGATGCTACAGGTACAGTTGCTTTAGCTGCAGATGTTGCAGCATTGTCTGGTGCAACATTCACTGGCGCAATTGCAATGGGTACGAACAAGATTACTGGTCTTGGAACTCCTACTGATGCAGCAGATGCGACAACTAAGGCATATGTAGATGCCGTAGCTGAAGGACTTCACGTTCACGAATCAGCTAGAGCCACTACAAACGCCAATGTTGCAATTGCAACTGCTCTTGAAAATGGAGACACCTTTGGCGGAGTAACACTTGCAACTGGTGACCGTGTTCTTTTAAAGAATCAGACAACTACCTCAGAAAACGGCATTTATGTAGTCCAAGCCTCAGGGCAAGCACTACGTGCAGCAGACTTTGATACTGCAGCAGAGGTAGATAGCGGAGACTTTATCTTTGTAACCTCCGGAACCTATGCTAACACCGGCTGGGTGCAGACAAGTCGTCCAGCAACAATCGGCACAGATGCAATTTCCTTCACGCAGTTTTCTGGTGCTGGTACATTTACTGCAGGTAACGGCCTAACAATAAATGGCAGCGAGTTCAATGTAGTTGGTACAGCT